CATACTTTAGATTTTATCTCTTTACGGCTACAATGTCAATCGAGTAGCGTAGTCTCGGAATTGTTTAGAGCTCCTTGTAAAGATTTAATTGTAGTTCTTTTTGGAAGAAACCCATGCTCTGATTTTTCTGGGGGATCCACGGCCACTAAACCCAACCGTTGGCGGGCACAATCCAAGGCTAGAAACGCTGCATCTGCAAGGTCAGGGCTCCTACCGAACCTTGCTTTGAACTCTGGTTTAGATTCGATCTTCATACGGAGAGTCCCGCTTTTAACCATATCATAATTCCTAGCAGTCATTTCTTGAGCCAACTCAGAATCAATCCCAAATATTTGCTTTGTCCGCATCAATTCTTTTCCGACAAACCACAACTCTGACACACGGTTGACATACAACTCTGTACCTATTTTAGAACTGTTCGCACTAACGCGTTTATCACTAGCTTTTCCACCAAAAGAAATACGCATAAATTTGTTTGACCACTCACCTGCCAGCACATCACAGAATGGAGCACCCGCACCCGTGGCATCAACACTTAGATTCTCTGGTAGCACCCCGTGCTTCTTACATTCTTTCTGGACCTGCTCAACGATTTGGTAGGTTCGTGGAACAGCCTTATTTGTGGCATCGTCATTTAAATGAATGATTTTTCCGAACTCTATAACATACTGACCAGTAGTGTCATACCCACATCTCGCTAACGCCAAGCAAGTGCGATCACCCCCATTGGTGAAGCTCGGGTCGAGGCCCGCTAACATTACCGGATTTCCCTGCCAGTTTACTTTTCCCAAAGAACCAGAAGACGTGAGTTCGTTCTCCGAATAAATGCCCGTGGCCTCATCACTGTCAAAGAACACCGCTCGGACCATTCGCATATACCCCCTACTCTCAACACCCAACAATGCTTTGTCTTCGTCAAGTTTTTCTTGGGTCGGGAGCCATGGATAGATCACTTCTCCGGCTAAAATATTGGGAGACCGTTCACCATCTAAGCGGATATATTTTCCATTCCATTTCGTATCCCACTCATCTTCGGTATTAGCATCAATAGAATCCCAATTATTTTTAGGTGTAGCCCATTCGCCAAAAGCATCAAATCGGCTGTTTGGGTTACTCATCCCAACCATTTGGAAATACGGGTTTTTTGATAAGTTACTGAGACCCGCGTTTAAGATGGCCGATGAGAGCTCCGAGAGCTCGTCCGCTAAAAGTAGCACCCTGCGTTGTTTTATTCCAATGAATTTGCCGATTGCTTCTTTTGTTTTAGACTTCTCCGCAGCGATCAAAGATAACCCTGCTCGTTCGATCAGTGTTCCCTTCTCATTGATGTAGGAGGCATTGCCTATTGAATCCCGAATCTTGATTGGTGCTCCGTCAATCACGGATAGCAAAGACATGACTGAACCCCAAATCCTCTTTCGTGCCTCCCGCAACGTGGTTGATGTCATGAGAACCAGTGTGTCCGCAGGCTGGCTCAACCAGTTAATAATCCCCCATGCAGCCATTGTGTGAGATTTACCAGAAGACGCGGATCCACCTACAGCCAGATATCTATTTTCTATGGCTTCACGAATCATATACGTGGCCCATGGGTGGCGAATCATTAAAGGCTCCGGCAAATCTTCGTGGTTCCACAGTTCATCACAACACCTCCAGAAATAATATTCTTTAGCTGCTGCAGATTCATGGTTTGCAAAACCAAATAGTAAGGCAGTTATAGTATTAGTCGGGGGAATTTGAAAACCACCCACGTCCATCTTCTTTGTTTTAGGATCCACTCTAGGCTCCAGTAACTGCTTGCGCCTTTGATCGTTTAAAGCCATAATTCTTGGACACAATAGGATGAGTTTCAATTCAAATCAAGACATACAGGAGCGAGCTGTAGAACTCTACAATTTAGATTGGAAGAATACTGCCATCGCTAAAGAACTTGATGTCCACCCCGCGACTGTTCGCAGGTGGTTTAAAAAACGTGGCATACCTGCAAGGAAACAAGGTTTAGTTGCACCCGAAAAGGTTGAGGAATCAGGAGACAAGTTAGCAAAAGACATTGATAACAACCTCAACAACATGACAGATGAGGCAATCTTGCGAGCTAAACATGATGCTCGCGTAGAAGAAGATGAATCAATGTTAGAGATTGCTGAATCTCAAAGCAGTCCCGCTGAAAAATATCAGCATTATATTGCGGCGGCGGGAATTAAATTGCTGCGCGATAGTATGAAAAATCTTAAAGGTCCAAAGTCCGTAAGAGAGTTATCCGAATTGGATCAATTAATTAGAAGAAATTTAGGGCTTAATTCTAAGACAGGTGGGGGTGGTAGTAGGATGCAAATTGATATTTCCATCCTCAACAACAAGAAAGCAGACAGAGGTTCTGGAACTATCATAGATGTTGAACCAAATGATCAATGATTTTAACAACTACTCTGGTGAGTATGATCCTAAAAAAGATCCTTACCGTGATCGATCAAAGACTAAAACGGATTTTGAGTTCTTAAGCGAACCAATCACCGAGGACTGTTTTGCAGAAGTAATATTCTTCAGCATGTTTGAAAGTGCCCTAGTTGGTGTAATTGAACACGCTAATGGGGATCCGGCTGCTTGTTATTCTCAATCTGTGGTGCTTGAAATTTTAAAGGAAGAGCAAGGTTTATCTGAAGAAGGTGCCCGAACAGCTATTAATCAACTTATCGAAACAGATCTGGGGCCTTCGTCCCCTTGTTTCCTAGACACGTCTATCATAGAGAAATGAATTTATTTAAAGACCGGCTCTTAATTAAGAATCCTAAAGTAATAATTAGAAAAGAAGATGCAGTAAAAAATGACTTTTACTTTGAAGTCAAAAAATTGCAGGGTCTTTTTTACCGTGTTAACCCTAGCAATGGTAAGGAAGTATTTTTCTTACAAGCACTCCCAAAAAATGTATTCGTGTATGTTCCGGAAGAGGGCCATGGTTTAATTATTACATTAAATTTATTTTGATTGTTGGTGTTGATAACGGATTAGATGGGGGCTTGTGTGCTATATCAGATCATGACGGATCTGTAATAGCCAAAATAGCGATGCCCACAATATGGGTGGCTAAAAAAAGAGAAGTAGACACGGCTCAAATAAAGAAGTGGTTGAACTTTTTAAACACACCATTTCTCCTAGCTGTGGAAGAACCATTAGCTCACGCTAAAAGTTCACAAGCCGTGAGATCCATGGCTCTAAGTTTCGGCAAAATTCTGGGCATGGCTGAAACGTCTACCTTCGACATTTCACGAGTAAGTGTCCACAAGTGGCAAAAAACTATTTTGGGCTTTGTTCCAAAGGGTATGACTAAACAAGCCGCATTATACAAAGCTCAACAAATAGCTCCGGAAGAAAACTGGTTGAAGAATAAGCGGTGCCGTAAACCGCATGACGGAATGATCGACGCCTTTCTAATCGCTAGATATATTTGGGAGGGAAAAAGATTGAAGAAAGTTCTTGAGTAACTTTTTAGGTCTGACATGGTCTGCCCATGCAACAACCTAACCACTCTGAGCGGGGGCACGCAGAGTTTTCTCCTTCTTCTTTAAAATATTGTGCCGGATGCGCTGGATATACTGGCCGTAGCGGCACTAATGCCGCAGCCGAAATGGGCACGCGTATTCACGAGGCCATTGAAATCTTGGATCCATCCAACTTACAGTCGGATGAAGAGGTCAGCATATACAAAGAGATAGTTTCAGATCAAGAGGAATACCTTAAGAACTACAGAGAGAATAGGCGTGTCACAGCAGAACAGGCCGAGATTCAATTGGACGTAGCTTTGAATGGCACGTCTACCTACGGGACTTGCGATTACTTAATTGTCTTTGACAATGTTGATGCTTGCCTAATCGATTACAAGACAGGCATAAGTCTTATTGATTCTCCAGAAAATAATTACCAAGCTAAGGCATATACAATCGGAGTATTCCAGAAGTATCCGGAACTTACTACAGTAGACTTTGTGTTTTTTATACCACAAAGGAATGAGATTTTAACACACGTATTTTACCGAGAAGATCTGGAGGATTTAATTGAGGCGCTGTCTAAAGTAATTCTAAAAGCTGAAAAGGTTCGACCTAAATGGGAATCCGGAACCCCGAATCTTGAAGAACTCTCCCCCAATGTTAATTGTAGATTCTGCAAATACGAAGATGTTTGCCCTGCTTTGGGCGGCATTGTAGTTGAGGTAGCTAAAAAGCTAGACCCTACTCTTCCTGATGTAGATTTAGATTCCGTTGAAGATCCAGCAGTAATTGAACAGCTTTGGTTGATTCAAAAAATGGTTACTAACTGGGCAGATAGATTTAAAAAGCGTGCCGTATCCCTAGCTCAAGACGGCGTTGAATTTCCTACACTACAGCTTAAAACAATGGCTGGCCGAAAAAGTATAACAGATCACAAAAAGTTCTTTGAAGTCGCAAAAGAGTATGGCATGACTATCGAGGAAATAATGGAGCAGGTATCAATCCCCCTAGCTAAGGTTAGTAATTGTGTTGGCGCAAAGGCCGACAAGGGTTTGAAACGCAAAGCAAGTATGCAGTTTACTGAAGCTTGTGATGCAGCAGGCATCATTACAAAATCACCCCCGCGTCACACATTGTCGTAGGGATTAAACAGAAACAAGAAAAACAGAAAAACAGAAACAAGAAACATGAGTAAGTTAATTAAAGAAGAAAAGGCACTGGCTGTAGTAAACCCATTTAGTGCTAACATTGATTCCTCAGATATTGATATTCCGAGGATTAACATCGTCCAAAAAACGTCAGACATTTTTGGGCCTGACGGGGAACCCGCACCATATGGTTCCGTTGTAATTGATAAGACCTACATCATTGGTGCTCCAGAAGAAGATATTAGGGTCATCCCCCTGATTGCTGCTAAAGCATGGCGTGAGGATATTAAATTTGACTCAGATGAAGTTCCACGCATTGCATGGAATGAAGAAGAGAGAAAAGATCTCGCTAATGATTCTTCATACGATCTTTTAGAATTTGCAGAAATTACACTGCTGTTTAAAGGAGATCCAAAAGGAGATGAGCCAGAAAAATATCCACTACCTATTGGAAAAGATTTCTACGCGATTGGTAAGATCAATACTGCAAAGGATGCTTATCGACAAACCTTTAAACGTCTATACACATTTGCACAATTTAACCGGAAGACTCCGCTCCACACTCGTGAGTGGAATTTCAAAAGCACTCTATTAAGTCGTGGTAAATACTCATGGTATGCGCCAATGCTAGGTGTGTCTGCTGATAATTCCTCAGATGATGTTGTAGAATTTGTAGAAGGGTTTTTAGGACAATGAGTTTAGATCCAAGACAGGTCTTCCAAGGAGAGGTCGATCAATTAAATGATAGCATTGCAAAATTAGAACAACTTTTAGTTGATACTAATCAAGCAATTGAAGCCAATAGAATTCTACTTGCTGGGTTAAATGAAAACCTTAGCAACACGCCAGAGCAATCTGAATTTGAAGTTGTAGAATAAACAATTTGGTATTGCGGCGGTCTTATCTTTTGACTGGTCAAGTTCATCACCTCAAGAGTAACCGCATAAAAGCTCTTGGTTAAATGCCCTGTCCCCCTGTTGTAGTGTGTGTTAGGGGGGCGGGGCTACTTTTTAATTATATGTCTCAAAAAATTTTTGCTTTGGACTTTGAGTCCTACTACGACAAGGAGTGTAGTATAAAAACCTACGGTCCTGTTGGGTATTTTGCACACCCACAATTCGATGCTTACATGGTTTCCGTGGTGGGCAATGAGGGAACTAGTTATGTTGGGCACCCCAAAGAATTTAACTGGTCCTTACTAAATGATAACATTGTATTATCCCACAACGCCTCATTCGATGAGACATTGTTTCTGTATGGTGTATCTCAAAACTGGTGGGATAACTGTGAACCCGCAGAGTGGCACTGCACCGCAGATCTAGCTGCATATTGTAAACTGCCCAGATCTCTCAAAGGATCAACTGGGGTCTTATTTGATATTAAGGTTGATAAGAGCACTCGCGACAATATGTCTGGTAAGAAGTGGTCTGAAATGGATGAGGAATTTAAAGAAGAAGTCAGCGAGTATGCTTTAAAAGATAGCGTGCTCTGCCTGAAATTGTGGGAAAGTCTCTCGGATAAGTGGCCTGAATCAGAAAGACAAATTAGTATAGTCAATCGCAAGATTGTGCAAACAGGTATACCTATTGATACAGCTCTTCTTGAAGAGCAACTTGTTACTATTAAAGAATCTCTATTTGAAGCAGAAGAAAATATCCCATGGGTTGGTGATAAACCGCTATTAAGTCGAGCCGCTTTTGATGCTCAATGTAGACTGGTGGGGTTAGAACCGCCAACTAGTTTAGCTCAAACAGATGAGGAAGCTCAGAAATGGTTAGAAGAAAATGGGCAGAACCATAAATGGATTATGGCTGTCAAAGATTGGCGAAGAATTAACGCTTTAAAAAAGAAACTAGAGAGCTTTGATTATGCAACACTCCCAGATAAAAGATTTTATGGTGGGTGTATGTATTTTGGAGCACACACTGGGCGGTTTAGTGGGTCTGGTGGTAATTTAAATTTACAAAATTTACCTAGAAGCGCTTTATTTGGCGTAAACTTGCGGCATTTAATTTGCCCAGAAAAAAACCATAGACTTGTAGTTGTTGATTTGTCGCAGATTGAAGTCCGGACATTATGTTGGTTAGCAAGGGACAAAGAAATGCTATCGGAAATAGCCTTAACCTCAGACATCTATGAGGCTTTTGCAATACGTTTCGGTTTGTGGTCTGAAACTGAAGGAGTTCTTAAGAAGGAGAATCCACAACTACGGCACGATGTGAAAACCATGGTGCTAGGTTGTGGTTATGGAGCGGGGGTTTCTCGTTTTGCGAGTATGTCAAACATCCCAGAAACCGAGGCTGCTGTGCGAGTTCAGAGGTATAGATCGAAAATGTTTAAAGTAAAAAACCTGTGGAACGAATACAATGAAGATATTGCTGGGGCGAATGAAGCAAATAAAACACTACATACAGAGTTAACAGTTGAATTACCAAACGGAAGAGTTTTGAACTATGGTGTGATTAGAGAAGGGTATGGCAAAAGTAACCGAGGCCCGAAAGAATATTTAGCTAAAGTCATTAGAAATGGGCGGAACGTAGATGTTCGACTGTGGGGTGGCCTCGTAGCTGAGAATGCCTCACAAGCATTAGCGAGAGATATTTTTTCAGATATGCTTCTACGAGTGGATAAAGCAGGTTATAAAATAATTATGCATGTCCACGATGAGCTTGTCATAGAGACCCCAGAAAAAGAAGCCGAGCACACTTTAAAAGAAGTAACCTCAATTATGTCCACGCCACCTGAATGGATCCCAGATATTCCACTTGATGCCGAGGGCTCAATTTTAACACGCTACGAAAAATAAAAATGAAATACAAATACATTAAAAACTTGAAAGATAAGCGGTGCAAAAGCACTGATGACCCCTCTGTAATTAAGTTAGCTGATAAGCCTTCTTTCTCAACTAAAGCTAAATACCGTGAATGGTGTGCTAAGAAAGATACAGAGCATTGTTTTTATTCCTTGTTTGAAGGCTTGACCCCGACCTCAAGAATTGAGGGGGAAAACAAAATAGCAAAAATCTACGGACTAGTTTTGGATTTTGATGCCCCACCTGATTGGAATAATATCGATGACATCATTAAATCAAAATGTGATAAAGCACTACCTACATGGAGGACAAGGACACAAAGTGGTTATATCAGATTAGTGATGGAGTTTGAAGAACCTCTTTCTATCCACCACACGTTAGTATCCGCATTTTTTAAACAGCTTAAATCGGTCTTACAGTTTAACAAAATCTTAGCTGGGTATGATTCTAAATCAGAACAAGCATCTCAATATTTTGAGCTTGGCTCTGACTGGGTAAACATGGGTGGGTTTATCCCCAGCACAATAGTGCAAACAGCTTTATTCAAAGCGGCAAAAGAAAAACCTCCTGAGTCTAAAGACACATCCATCCCAATAGAAATTATCAGTAAAGAAGTCCAAGAAAGATTTCCAGATAGGTGGATCGGTGATTTTGAAGTGGGTTCCCGTGGCCCTTTGTTTTGGTTAGACGATGATATTGAGCGAGAAGGATGTCAGGTGTTTGAAGATGGGATGGTTGTATACTCTGATCGTGATAAAGGTTGGATGACATGGCGTGATATTTTTGGCCCTGCTTTTGTAAAAGATTTTGAAGAACAAAAGATGGGTAATCTTTTGGATGAGTATTGGTTTAATGGTAAACAGTTCTTTAAACAATTAGATGGGACTGCAAAAACTATACCAAGAGATCAGCTTGTTCTAGAGCTAAGGCAAAGAGGATTTAAGAACAAACCTAAAAAAGGCGAGTTTGTTTCCGAAGTAGACTCAGCCATAATTCTGGTAAGTAATCAAAATCGTATAGATGAAATTGCCCCTGTTGTTTTCAGACGTAACAAAAGAATTGTCCCGTTTAATGGGATGCAGATTCTTAACAGTGCTACCGTAGAACCAATTCATCCGGCAGAAGATGGGGACATTTTAGAATGGCCATTCTTAAATAAATTTTTTGATCAGTTCTTTGTAGATTCAAAAGACATTAGAACTAAGTATTACTTTTTCGCTTGGCTACAAAGATTTTATACAGCTTTCTTAAATAACAGAGAAGACCAAGGGCAAGCGTGTATTCTTGTTGGCCCCGCTAAACGAGGGAAGACACTAATGTCTAATAAAATTATCGCAGCACTCGTGGGTGGTTTTGCTGATGCTAGTGACTACCTGTCTGGGGGAACAAAATTTAATAAAGATTTAGGCCGAGCTGCTTGCTGGGTGATTGATGATACTGTTTCAGCAGCTTCTTTCCAAGATCAACGTAAGGCTACAGAACTAATTAAAAGAGGGGTAGCAAACCCAAAGATTCAATTCATGGCTAAATACGCAGACGCTGTCACGCTCCCATGGGCGGGTCGAATTATATTGAGTCTGAATGATGACCCTAACTCTATGAGCGTCCTACCTACTATGGATTCTAGTAATAGAGATAAGATAATGGCTTTTAAAGTAGCCCAAGCGCCTTTTAAATTTCCACCTAAACGAGAACTTGAAGCAACTATTGACGAGGAGTTACCGGCGTTTGCTAAGTTTTTAATTGATTGGAAACCACCACAAGGCGTTATCGATGATGATCGCTTTGGAGTAAAAAGCTTTATTGATCGCAGTATATCTTATGCCGCTTATGATAACTCCAGCCGATCACAAGTTGCTGAGTTAATAGATTATTTTGCGAAAGCGTGCCGAGAACAAAATACCGAGATGACACAATGGCGTGGGACTATCACAGAATTTCAAGTAGCCCTGCACACATACAACAATGGTCGATCTTTAGGGGCTTCTAATAAATTAGAGTTTGTTCGTAACGGTTTATCTCACTTAGAAGATGTAGGTAATTCCGATTCCAGTGTAAGACCTATTGAATCTATTGGAAAAGGATCCGGTAAAGTTTGGATAATTAATGTTACGCAGCCCTACGACATAGATGCTGACGAGGCTATTTCAACGAAGAAGCTCGTCGGAGTGACGATATAGGGACATGGTAACCATTTACTTTATAAATAAACCCGTGCCCATCAGACTCACCACGCTTTTTATAATTGGTCTTAGTTTCAATAGCTCGTGCTGTAGCCCATCCAAGAAGCCAAGCAGTGGAAAAATCTTTGCTAACTCGTGTGAAGAAATATGCCTTTGCTTGTAGCTTCTTGTTGGCTCTACAATTAACTGAAGCTGTAAAATCAGGTTGTGGTATCGACGTGCAACTCTTAGATTTAACGTCTATTGTTTTTTTACCTAAGACATAATCATGTGTGAACGAAGTATCCCCAACATAATCAGCTTGGGGATACAATCGTTCAAAAGCAATCTCACCTATAAAACCTGTCATCCGCCCCATACCTCTAGTAAATGAATTAGGCAACACCCCCAGCTCTTCACTACGCTCAAAAGCTTCTTTAATATCGTCACCCGTTGGGGTGAACACAAGCATCCCTTTAGCCCTAGAGAATTGTGGTGGTAATTTTCTTCTACTCATTCTAATCGTTTTAACAACCGCTCATAGGCGGGAAAAAAAACCTCATCCATACAACGAACTACAGCTTCTTGTTCAAATGTCTCACAGAAACCTACACCAGATATGCACAACGAAGCTTCCATAAGCTCATGTCTAAGCGTTGTTAGCGTGTCACGAGCATTTAAATTATTGTGGATAAATATGATTTTTCTTTCGTGGCTGTAAAACCCATAACAATCGTCATCCGAAAGATTCTTTCGGGAAATTTTAATCGTCTGCCCTGCGACTCGTATGGTTTTGGGTAAAGACATTATCCGTAATAAGAATTAATACCTGCGGCATATACCCCAGCTAGTTTAGAAAGGTCGGCGTGAATAAGTGCCACATCCTTTTTATTGGATCCAAAGAAAGGTTCCGCAATACAAGCAGGGCATGGAGTTTTCCGTAGAAACAAGGCTCCTCGGCTACCTTTCTTTTTAGGCTTTAATCCACGAGAAGCTAATTCAGGATAAGCTTTATCCATAGCGTTCTTAAATTGAGTGGCTAGTGTTTTACCCCCGCGACTAGTCTCCCAGTGAAGCCACTCATGACCTGTAGCTTTAGGACTAGCAGAATTAAAATGTAATTCAACACAAGCAGTCACACCATCTCTCCGCATCTTACGAGCCACATAATTCATAGCCCCTACATAACTAGAGGCTTTGTAATCATTGTAGATCACATAAGGAACTTTAAGCATGGCTGTTATTAAGGGGATAAGCGCGTTGTTAAACTCCCTTTCAGAAACAGAATTAATGTCCCATGCACCCTGATCCCCGTATCGTGAATGACCTATCGCAATCCCAATCATTTGCTTTTTAGCATTTTGTAAATTGTTACAGCAGCGACCGCGATTCCCCCAGCAAGGGACAGGATCCGGAGCCAGTATTCAAGTTGATCTTGATATGATAATATAACGCCTATTGTTGGTGACACGGCTCCTATAAGGGGGACTATTAAACTGTCTTTCATCATTTTGATCCAATAATGATTGCTCTACGATAGCTATAATCACTGTGAAATTTGTGATCGTCGCGACCCACTACAACACCCTCATTAAACTGGTATGTTTCTCCCTCAATTAAACTAATCGTGGGTGGATCATACAGTGCGCTTGAGTTCACGGTGGAGTCGTTTCGCAATCCGCTCAAGCCGCAACTTTGCAGAAGGGGAGCCATCAGCAGCGAGATCATCAATTTCATCTTCAAGTTCATATACAAATCGTCGGTGTTTTAATTTTACATAGGACACGTATGCATGCAGTGCCGCAATAATTACTTTAATCATTCCTTAGATTTGCCGATATTTAACGCGGCCCATTCCAGCACGAGGTATAGCTTACGTACAATGCCGTCATCTTTAGGTGTAGGCGTAAGGGCGCAGATTGCGGAAGCTACAGCTACCACAGAGGTAGCGATTGAAATAAGACTTTCTTTGTTTTCTAGGATATAATTTAACATGTTTACATTAGGTTAGGAATTCGGGATCCAGATCCAGTTGGATCAAATTTAATAGTCGGTTTAGACGCGCCCCGATAAGCATCCTGTTCTTCTTCTAAAAGTTGCCTACAAACCTGCCAATGATAGGTGGCTCGTTCTAAATCTGCGTTGTCTTCAGCAACAGAACCTAGCAAGCCGTGCTTTAAAGCATTGAGGTTACTTGGACGAACGATATCGTATGAGTTTATAAGTGGCTTAAAGCTCCTTTTAAGGAGGAGCCGCATAGTCTTCTTAACTGTATTTGATGAGTCATTTCCCATCCTATAGCGGCGGTAAGCATTTACTTTGTTAGCTTCCTGAACAATAGCTAAATCTAATGTGTCGGAAGTATCGTTAACATTGACTGCCTGAACTTTTACTGGGGTAGATAAAGAAGAATCTCCGTTCCGTATTTCAGTGATCGATGTAAACTCAAGGGAAGAAGTTATATTCGGGGCGGCTACAGTTGTAGCCGTGTCCAGATTAGGTTTGTAAGTATGGATGACCGGAGAGCTAGAGTTGTTAAGACCCGTTATTGAAATAAAATCAGTAGATGTTCGTGGGATCGTAGTGTCCGGAGCAATAGGAGTAATTAAAATATTATAGGCTTTAGCGGCCTCTAATTCATTAATCGTGGGAGAAAAACCATCATCCACAATCCCATAATTAGCCAATGTAGTTCCATCATTGCTGCGCCCAGTTAAACGATAGTCATGAAATTGAGCCCTCGCTACAGCAGGACCGTTATCGATCAAAGCAGAAAGAACGGATTCCGCTTCTTCAGGGAGAGTAAAGTTCTGGTCAGTAGACGAAATAGTTGTTTCATACGTCAGGTCTCTCCACATACCCATAGCGTATAGCCTTGGGAGAATAAGGTTTAATTGCTGAATAAAAGAAGAACCTACAGATTTGTAGGGGTGCAAAGCTTCTTCAACTCCAGCTACGGTAAGTGTAGGCATAGCCTACTTTAATGTAAATAACTCAGCCAGTCAAGGCGGGGCTAATCAGGTGGATTGTCACACCTCTTTGGAGCATCTGAAGAAGGAACTTCTAAAATCTTAGCAATAGTCTGCGCCTGCGCGGCGTCTAATAACTTCCCTGACCATTGAGTGTTTTCCTTATATACGTTTACAGTTGTGGAATTTACTAATGGCACCGCAGCACCGGCAATATATTTGACCATATTATCTTCGTCTTGTGTAGTTACGGCGGTTACAAAATCAGAAGTAGTTATGTTTGTCCCTACGATTCCCTGCCCTAAAACCGTGCTTTGAACACCAGCTCCAGTAGTCGTGCAGTTTTGCACACTAGTTATTTGAACAGCACTTGTAACCCCCACACAGGATATAGGACTATCGACATATGTAACTGAAGCTGGTGTGGCTTCTAGGTTAGTGGCATTAATTTCGTATCCTAGAACCCAATAGCATGCTTCGCTATTTCCTGAGTAATTCTGAGTAGATGTAGACACACAAATTTTAACCCAAGGTATGGTCTCTTCAGTTCCCCCAGACCACATCTTGTTGTGTGGAATGCCTTCAATCATTTTAGGATTCACGGTTCCACCGCGAACATAATCATTAGCTACACTAGCTGAAACTACCACATTATCAGCAGTTGAAGTTCCTCCTGTCCAAGCACCACCAGAATTAGAATCGGAAAAATTAGTGACTGTCACATTATTAACTACGGACCTAAGAGACCACTCACTAATCACTGATGTCGTAGACGAGCCTGTTGTGGGGGTAGTTAAAACTGGGACAGTTTGTATCTGCCGCCTAGCATATTCTATATACGGTATATCCTTTACCGAATTTACTAAACCATCTTCTATAATTGCTATTCGTGTAGAAGATGCAGATTCTCCAGTTGGTATGTTAGTCCGTTCACATTTCCATTCTTTATCATAACCGTTTCCCGTTACAACAATTTCACTTGCTGCACTTTTGTTAAACCCAGCTTCATCCTCCCCAGCATACTTAACCTTAATGCGAGCATCATTGCAGAATACTGCGGGATCCTCATAATCATCACTCTCGGTATCTGCTCCGGTATTACTTAAAGTGCGTCGGCCTCTTATTGTTCTTAGTTCTTTATAGTCGGCAGCTAGGACGTGGGAACGATAAACATTTTTCCCATCACCTATATTTTTAAGTTTATTATAACCTGTGTTCCAAATTAACGGACCTCTTATCCCCATCAGCGACCCCATTAATCTAGCCTGCCTACCTCCAGTAAACTGGTGCCTATCCATCTTACCATCTTTAAAATAGCAAATGGGTATGTAATAATCCCCCTCTTGCCCCCCTGAATCATCCTCGTCAGGTAACTGAAAATAAATAGTTTGTGGTAGAGCTTTCCCTGTTTCTAGCGTATATGTCCCAGCAAGCGTGGACTTAATTCTACCTTGGTTATCTGTTTCAAAATGACCGTAAACAACACCGTTTCTAGGAGGCGAAATAATTAAGGGTTTTAAGGGGTGAATTCTTACAGAGGGATCACCGTCATTTTTAGGGTGTATTTCATATATATTCGCTGCGGATATACATACCTGCCCGTCCCCATTGCCCTCGTATCTATATGGCTCATGCTCCTGTCGATACTGCTCTGCAATAAATCGAGTGTGTTCATTATCAAGTTGATGCCGCGCACCACCATTATAAAATACCGACTCGGGCATATTGGCTACCCCTGCTAAAGGGTTAGCAGTGAACGGTTTAGCTTCTTCAAGCGGAACTTCTGCGACCTCTTCCAAGGGCGTATCCATTCGATCTTCTAAATCCTCTGCCTCAATATCACCACCTCTGAGAGTATCTACAAAGCGTTTAAAAAAATTTCTTTTAGTTTTGGCCATTATCAGTTTTTTGGTGCAGGCGTAGGGCTGTAAACCGTCCACGTAGTTCTGATGTATCCTCCTTTTGCAGGTTCTTGTTTATCGCGTGTAACCAAACTAGTAGGCCAGAATGGGGGTGAAGTTACAGGAATTTCCTTAGTATATGTGTTAACGGTGTAAACAGGATCTTGCGTTCCGGTTGCAATATTAAATGAACCTCCGTTCATTAGACACTGTGGGATTGATAGACTAACATAGGGCGTAACTATCCTGAAAGATTGTGCTTGCATACTAAAAGCTTGCAGCCCCTGATGAGGGGTCGCACTCCATTTAATGTCTATTCTAGCATTACATGGTCCCGAATAACCTTCTGGGTTCATCTCATACGTAGGCATAGTCTCTAATTGCCCGTCATGTCTTTCCCAATCTGCAATATCTACTGAAGAAAGAACAGGTGGAAACGTATGATCGATGGTAGTAAAATAAGAATCCACAGCAAGAACATTGCCCGTGGCAACTCCGGCAATTAATTCAGTTCGCACAATCTGGATCCAATCCGAAGAAATTCGGCTACCCTCTCGATATTGTGCAATCTTTATACTAGAGTTCTGTGGATCAGTAACAAGCGAAGGAGCCCAATACGCATGATCCGAGTCTGCGAGCACATTGTTGATAGTGTCTCCCGACACTATTTCTCCATCATACTTAAAACTAACAGATGTTTTTAAATTGCGATGTGAAACATCATCCCATCTTAGCGTGTCCATTACTTTCCGGACAAAATAAGTTCTTTGTTCCACGACAAATATCCCATCTAATTCACGGTCCCCTAATCTCTTTTGAGAACGCGTCATCAAGATGTAACCTTTACCACTGAAGTTAGCTGCGGCTGGGGCTGTGGGCATTGCAGCCCCCGCTAAAAGGGTGCCTTCATCTTCTTTAAACTCAGACCTTAAACTTACATACGTCCTTACAACAGTATCAAACTTAGTGTCGCCCAAACTTGCTTGTGAGTATTCAAAGTTATACTCGTCCTGTGATGCCCGAGTATTGGCATAATAGTAATAATAAAGCTGACCATTCGGGTCAGCTTGTTTCACATACGCTAAGGTATGATCAGGGAACTTAGACGAATCGGGGTGCGCTGTTCCGTAAGCAGGGGGAACTTTCCCAACCCTTTGGGCATCAATAGTTTCAAAAAACAAAGAGTCTTGAACATTCGGGGATACAAATGTTAAGACCGACTGCCTTTGGGGGCTAGGTTGGTTCTGCTGTATCATTAGTCTAAAGGTTTACCACCACTATCAAATCCTTCAACTACCTCAACGGGTTCTAGATTTGGTGGACCCTGCTCCGGTGCTTGCTCCTGCTCTGCGGGGGCGTCGGCAAATTTTCCAGCTAGGAAATTAGCTACGCCTGCTATCTTAAGTCCTCCCCCTGCTGGGTTCTGGACTGCGAGGTCAATAAGCTGGATTAGTGCTGAACGCTCTTCGTCGGTGAATTCAATTGTTTTCATACCCGTCAAAATTATGCGTGGTGGCCTTTGATTTCAAGGTTTTATATTACAAAACTACGCCGTGATGGCTGGCATACTCTTCTCGTAATATGCTTCAATAGCTGGTATTGCATCGAAGACGGCTTGCATAGCGGTGGCAGCTTCAGGGACTTCTGACACAAGATCCCAGAAATTAACCCCCAAGCTCTTTGCATATTGATCCTCGGCAATCTCTCCCGTCTCTGAGTCGCATGGACGAAGCTGAAGGTAGAGTGTCCCCTCTGATGGAGAAGGCACGGTTACGTTTAAGGAAGACACCCAAATTTGGGAGAGTGTCTTTTCGGTTTCGGCGGGTATCACAAGTGGATTTTCGTTTTGTATCGGCATGGTTTTTTATTGGTTTAAATTTCGTTAGCAACTTCAATTTCTACTTCATCAACTTCTATATCTAACTTATCTAGATCTTTACGTTCTCCGTAAATCACATAGAAATAATTGAGTGGTGCTTCTGTATTTGATCCTACAGTAACTTCCCCAGTATCCGAAATATCTCCAACGTATAGATCTTGATTCGGCCCTATGGCTGTGAGTTCTACTGTCATTGAATCAAGGTGAACTAGACCACCCCAGTAATCAGGCATTTCAATTGCATCTGAAGTGCTTCTACCCCTAAAGTAGACCCCGATTTCTGGACCCTCAAGACAAGAGTGAACTAATCTTTTTCCTTCTTTCGATGGGTGTGGTATGGAGAAGTTTTTCGAGTTTCCTGTAATACTTCCAGAAACTGTCAGGTTGGAACCACTAGTACTATTACCAATATCCACACTCCCCCTAGCGATTTTCATCACTTCAGTTCCCCCGCCAGCACTCGCGCTGCCATACCTAAATGTAGCTATCTTCTGAGTGCCTCCTGAGTTGGGTGACTGCACATATAGGACATAGTTACTCGCTCCCGTGTTTCTTGTTATTAAACTATAACTAGTGCTACTCGCGTCAGTTCTCAGTGCGTTTGCATAAACCACGCCATTAACATCAACACCATCCGTTTTAACCCTAAACCTTTCGGTGCCTGCGACTACTGTCCTACAGTAAGAGTTGTTAGACCATTGGATATAATCATTACTATCGTAACCAATGTAGCTAATACTATCTCTAAGATCAGTCTCTAGTTGGAATTGAGTTCCGCTTAGATCAAGACCTCTACCAGCAGAGTATGTTGTATTGGTATCAGTGTTTGTATCTGTCCAAGGGACGTTGACATACATCTTCTCAGATGAAACTTCGACAGGGTAGTTCTTACCACTCTCACTATACCCAATCTTGAAACCTCCTCTAGTAGAACTAGAGCCAGCAGGTAATGAGTAGTTATTCGCGCTAGTAGCGATACCGTCGAGCTTAGACTTAAGGGTAGAGGTGAAGTTCTTTTGAGTCAGCCCACCATCACCTACAGAGTAAGTTGTATTCGTGGTAACATAACCAGCACCGTTGGAAAGCTGGTTGTTGTTGGTAGGAATTGTAGGTTTATTAGTTAGGTTATTGTAACTAATATTAATGTTGGATGAGCCATTGAAACTCGTTCCAGCAATCGTCCTTGCAGTGGTTAGTGTATCAGCATT